TTAGAGGCGGACTTAACAAATGCGACATCAGCGACAATTAACTCATTACGCGAAGCGTTTCAAACCCAACGACTACTCGAACGAGACGCCAGAGGCGGAACACGATACACCGAAGTCATTCGCGCCCATTTTAACGTTACTTCTCCTGACTCTCGCCTCCAACGACCTGAGTATCTCGGTGGTGGCAGGACTTATGTTAATTTTTCTTCTGTACCGCAGACGACACCTACTGGGATAGTCCCCGACGTAACAGCCCAGGGCAACTTGGCCGCTTACGGAACCGCGGCCGCAACGAATCACGGATTCACGCAGTCATTCACAGAACACATGACCATTATTGGTCTAGTCTGTGTTCGCGCTGATTTAACTTATCAGCAGGGTATAAACCGCATGTGGTTGCGTGATACCCGATACGACTTCTTTTGGCCGGCACTGGCTCACCTTGGTGAGCAGGAAATATGGTCAAAAGAGATATATGCTGACGGAACGGAAGAAGACAACGATATCTTTGGATATCAGGAACGGTACGCAGAGTACCGCTATAAACCGTCGATGATTACAGGCCTATTCAGGTCAACGGCTGCACAATCACTCGACATCTGGCATCTGGCCCAGGAATTCGAAACAAGGCCAGTGCTGAACGGCGTATTTATTACAGAGGACGTGCCGATGGCACGTATTAAAGCCGTAACAGAAGAACCCGATTTCATTATGGACACCAATATTGGATTGAAGTGTGCACGACCAATGCCCGTCTATGGTGTACCGGGTTACATCGATCATTTCTAAACACTAAAGGAAAAAAATCATGGGAATTTTTTCCGGACTGGGTTCCGCCGTTGTCGGCGGAGCCCTCGACTACTTCTCTGCAAAGGACACGCAGAGTAAACAAAAAAAGCTTGTACGCGAGCAACAAGCGTTTCAGGAGCGCATGTCGAATACAGCGTATCAACGCGCAGTTAAGGATATGCGCGCAGCAGGAATAAACCCGATATTGGCGTACGCTCAAGGCGGCGCCAGTACCCCATCGGGATCAATGGCAAGCTTGCCAACACCAACGCCCGGATCATCAGCGGCCCGGGCGATGTCTGCCGGTTCAACGGCAAGTCTACAAACTGTGCAAAAACAGTTAGCACAGGCACAAACAAACAGCGCAAAGGCGCTAACAGCGAAAACATCTGCAGAAGCAGAAAAGGCCCAGATATTGGCCGACTACTATCGCAAACACCCAAATATGGCACCCGCCTGGACAATTGGCGGTGTCAAAGGTGCGATAGCTGAAGGCGCTTCTACTGCCGCAACGTCGGCTAAAGGAGTAAAAGAAGCGGCCGATACACTAATGAACGCGCCGCGCGCGGCGCATGAAGCAGGATCAAAAGCCAGAAAATGGCTCCAGATCAAAATCAAAAAGTCAGCAAGAGACTATCAACGAAAATGAGGTTATGCCGAATGGCCAAAGTCAATGAGTACATCCCTATCCACTACGTAGGACGAAGAAACCCGGTAAAAGTAAATACCGGAAAAGAAACACTGGTCGAGCAATGTCATGAAGAAACGACCAACATAAACAAAATAATCGCCCGCTATCGGACATCTGGGGTTCTACCGCAGGGCCGAGAGGGACGATACGAAGACGTCTCAGAAATTGGTGAATTGATGGACGTCCGACTACAAATGAACGCGGCTATGGCCGCTTATGAGGAATTACCAAAATCGATCACAGACCAGTTCAACGATGTTGGTGAATTCATCGAATACGTCGAAAGACAAAGACAGGCGGAAAGCGAAGCGCAACCGCCAGACCAAAAACCAGAAACACAGACACCCGAAACGGTGTCCCCTTCTCCTCCAGGAGAACCCGAAAAAACTCCACCAGCGGACTAATCCGCATTAAAGCCCCTAACGGGGCTTTCTTTTTGGGCACTCAGAGCGAAGCACAGGCCGCTAGCGGCCATAAAAGCAAAAACCAATACCAAACCATACCAAAACAAAAAAAACAGCTTAAAACCCAACACAGCCAAAATAAACGACGATCAAACGACGACAATAAACGGCTGGGAAAACAGAGGAACAGTATATAATCTTGTATCTTACTGTTCCCACTGACACGCAGTGTCAAAACACATTACTTGCCGAACGGAAGTTCTTGCAAAGTAAAAAAAACTATGTATAAATCGCTCCTGAAAGCCCCAAAAAATCAACGAAAGGAGCAAATTGCTATGCGCAGAAAAGCCCTCAAACGCGGCAAGAGCCGTAAAATGTTTCGCAAATACGCAAAGTCCAAAAAAGTTAATTACCGCCGTCCAGTATCACGCGGCGGAATCCGGTTCTAGCATGGTATGTCATGCAACAAACCACTGATCGCTTTCCAAAGTTTCGACAAAAAAAGCAATGGAAAGCATTCTATTAGCTTTAGTCCTAATGGTGGCACTCACCCCACGGCCATACCATGTGGTCAATGTATGGGGTGCCGCCTGGACAAAGCACGAGCATGGGCACTCCGACTGCATCTCGAAGGACAGCAGCACAGTCGATCATGCTTCATTACCCTAACCTACGATGAGGAATTTATCCCCTATGGAAACTCCTTACTTCCCGACGATCTTTCGCGCTTTATTAAGCGTCTTCGCAAACATCTTAGCCCTGATCGTATCCGCTATTACGGCGTCGGTGAGTACGGCGGCACTACTGAACGACCCCACTATCATGCCATCATCTTCGGCTATGATTTTCCTGATCGCAGCATCTACATTGATCGCGGCGATTACACAATTGATAACAGCGGAATTCTTACGAAACTATGGCCCTTCGGACACGCTACCGTTCAAACCAATACACTCGAAACAGCGGCGTACGTTGCAAAGTACGCAGTTAAAAAAATCACAGGAGAAAAGGCGAAGGAACATTATCAGCGGATCGATACAGAAACCGGAGAGCTATACCAAAGATTTCCGGAATTCGCCCGTATGTCTACACGACCGGGAATAGGAAAAGACTGGTTAAAGAAATACCACAAAGACTTATACCCGAAAGGGTATGTTACCAACGGAAAAGGCCAAAAAATGGCCCCTCCCGAATATTTCAACAAGCTCTATGAAAAATGGTTTCCAGAGCAATTCAAAAAAATGAGGGACGAAAACAAAGAGGAGAATTTTAAACGATACAAAGAAGCTAACGAAGACAGACTGATCGCAAGAGAAAAGATACAAACTAAATTCTATAACTTAAAAAAGGTGGACAAATTATGAACTACAAAGTATTCGCAATAAAAGATAAAGCTCTTGACAGCTACAGCGCACCATTCACACAGGCGACCATAGAAGCTGGACTAAGAATGTGGCGCGACCTAGTCCTGTTTGGACAGGACGACAATCGGTACAAACGAAGTCCAGAAGACTTCACGCTATACATGCTCGGCGAGTTCAACGATGAAACCGGCGAGTTAATCGAAGCAGTCAACGTAAGGATTGCTTCAGCCACCGAAGTACTTTCGGAAATCAACAAAGAAGGAAACTGACATGAAGCGCAGATATTCACGTTCGAAAGGCAACCATGATTTCAGTCAGGTGCCGGACGCAAACATAAAACGGTCAACGTTCGACCGTTCCCACGGAGTTAAAACGACGTTTAACGCAAGCGAATTAGTCCCCGTATACGTGGACGAAGCATTGCCAGGCGATACCTTCAGGCTAAACATGACAGCGTTCGCACGAATAGCGACGCCTATAAAACCCATCATGGATAACCTAATACTTGAATCGTTTTTCTTCGCAGTTCCAAACCGTTTACTTTGGGATAACTGGGAACGATTCTGTGGTTATCAAAAAGACCCCGGAGATTCTATCGACTTCACAATACCGAAAATCGGTTCAGCAACGGGAACCGATGTTGTCGAAGAAGGATCCATCGCAGACTATATGGGTCTGCCGCTTGGTTATCCAGTAGACCTAGGCGACATTTCAGCTCTGCCATTTCGTGCTTACGATCAGATATTTGCCGAATGGTTCAGGGATGAAAACTTCTTGGATACAGTCGGCGGTGATACCGACGACGGCCCACACTTGGTAAACAATTTTGGCCCCTATTCACGTGGCAAGCGCAAAGACTATTTTACAGGTGCGCTACCTTGGCCACAGAAAGGCGAAGCCGTAGATTTACCACTCGGAACGACAGCGCCAGTTGTAACTAATGGCTTAAATACCCAGTACGATAATGGCGGAACGCTAACCAATTTTTCGTCTGGAACCGGCGGATCTGCCGGTCTTGTATCAGAAGGCTCTGGAATTGAAGGCCAACCATTTGCATTTGGCCCCCAGACAGGCTTAGAGGCGGACTTAACAAATGCGACATCAGCGACAATTAACTCATTACGCGAAGCGTTTCAAACCCAACGACTCCTCGAACGAGACGCCAGAGGCGGAACACGATACACCGAAG